GCCTCGGTCTCGTGGGCTCGGAGATGTGTATAAGAGACAGCGCTTTAAATATTAGAGCATTAGAAACTAAATTTTCAGCAAGAAAGGGTTACGTCCATGTCAGGTAACGTAATGCTTGTGTTTTTCTTGCTGGCCGTTCTGTTCGGGTTCACTTGTTTCCGACTCGGCATTATTGAAGGTTGCCGGAGAACCACGAAAAGGATCTTGGAGAATATTTCAAAGGGGATGAAGAAAGGGGAATAAATCATTCCCCTGCATCTTCCTTCTTATCGTTCTCGCATTCAGATCTTTCTGCTATATATTTACATTGCTTATCCAGTCCGGTGCAGAGATCTATTACTTTACTTCGGAGATAACTTTCTAAATCAATACCGGGAAAGTTTTTCTGAAACCCTCTGACGATCTCCATTTCTTCTGGAGAGAAATTCAGGGATGAAAGCAGACTCTCATCACTGGAACATTCTGAAAGCGTAGAAGCTTCAGTAGTGTTTTTCATAAGATTTTGAATCACTAAAAGCGCATAAGAGGGAACGCGCCCTCGGGAAGTAAACCAGCCATCAACGGAGACTTTCTCCACTCCGCATTTATCAGCTAGCCAAAATCGGTCTTTTCCAATTCCTTTAAGCCAGTCTTTGATCTCTTCTTTGGTGGGCATGAGGAAAGGATATGCATTTATTACATAATTGCAAGCCTTTTATTGTGAATGAGTATGCAATAAGTACAGAATTATTGTTGACAATCATGCAGAAATTACATATTTTTAACCACGTAAAGCAACGCTACAAAAAACATGATCGACGTATCATCATCTCTTAATCCGGACTTCTCCTTGCCTCCATCAATCATGGCAACTGTCAGACGATTAGCCAAAGCTTCAGGAAAAACGGAAGAAGTTTTTTTGAGGCAATATCTCATAGAATGCATGAAAGAAGAAAATGAGGCTTTGGAGAATTATAACAATTCTAACAAAACGCAACCGAAGAACCCCGAACCCGCCAAGCGATAATCATGACCGCAAAACAATGACCATTGAATACGACGAAGAAGACCGGTGCATCCGGGTGGACGGCGAACCTATTTCCTACGGCGTCGCGGTTGGACTCCTGGAGCAGATAGAGCAGGCAATCGATGAGTGGGATTTTGACCACGCTCCCCAATGCTACAACCCGGACGGACACTACGACGACTAACTGACTTTTAACCAATCGCCCGGCCCAGGTGGGGCCTAAAACCAAAACCAAAACATCAATAGGTATATAGAGTAATACGGTCTGGCAGGCGCGGGGAAACCCGTCCGGGCGGCCAATTCAGAAGAACGAACATGAGCGAAAACGACACAACCATGACCACCCTTGCGACCGCGCTGGAAACGCTGGCCGGAGTATTGCGGGAGCTGGCAAGCACGCCTGTTCCTTCTACGCCTGAATCGTCTTCCGTTTCCATTTTCGGATCAATCGAAAAGAAATACGCTAAAAGCTCCACCTTAGCCACTTATTATGACATTTCATCCCGTCAGATGGACAACATCCTGGCACGGGCGGGCAAGAATGTAAGAAGGCTGGAAGGAGTCGGAAAAGGAACCCTTTATAACATGGAAGACGTGGAAAAATACTTAACTAACAAAAGAAAATGACCACACATCAACACATCATTGACCGGGGCCCCTTCAAGGGGATGGTGGAAACGATCACCAACAACCCGCACCCCGCAAAGACGACGCGCTGCTACATGTGCGCAGCGCCGCTGAAAGCCTCGTCTTCATGGATGTCCCTGGTAGGGGACCATCAGGACGGCGTCTTCACCGCGCGCTTTCTGTGCCCGTTATGCGCCAGGGAACGCCTCAACGGCATCCCGGACGAAGCGGAGCGCTGCTGGAACTATACCCAAGCCGCCCAATCAGGGCCCCGGATTACCAAAATCCTCGCTTACCTGATTTTCTGGTGTGGACTGGTTACTGCCGGAGGAACATTCCTCTTCTTAATTTTCCTCCTGCTCAAAAACCTTTTTTAACTGATTAACTAAATAAATAAAACATTATGCAAAAATACAAATTTACTGGAGAAACAAAGGAGGTGTATGGCTGCACCTTGCACCAGATCGTATGCGTAACAGCGTTTGCCTCCGTCGCTGCCGGAGAGGTTGGCGGCTACATTGAAAAAGAAGTCAACCTGTCCCAAGACGGGAACGCCTGGGTCTTCGGGAACGCCGAGGTCTTCGGGAACGCCAAGGTCTTCGGGAACGCCAAGGTCTTCGGGGACGCCAAGGTCTTCGGGGACGCCGAGGTCTGCGGGGACGCCGAGGTCTTCGGGGACGCCAAGGTCTCCGGGAACGCCGAGGTCTGCGGGGACGCCGAGGTCTGCGGGGACGCCGAGGTCTTCGGGAACGCCGAGGTCTTCGGGAACGCCGAGGTCTTCGGGGACGCCAAGGTCTTCGGGGACGCCGAGGTCTGCGGGGACGCCGAGGTCTTCGGGGACGCCAAGGTCTTCGGGAACGCCAAGGTCTTCGGGGACGCCAAGGTCTTCGGGAACGCCAAGGTCTTCGGGGACGCCAAGGTCTTCGGGGACGCCGAGGTCCGCGGGGACGCCGAGGTCTTCGGGGACGCCGAGGTCTTCGGGGACGCCAAGGTCTCCGGGAACGCCGAGGTCTGCGGGGACGCCGAGGTCTGCGGGAACGCCGAGGTCTGCGGGAACGCCATTTTGAGACGTGGGTCCACCGAGACGGCAACCGATTACATCGTGATTGGACCCCAGGGATCGCGCCGGAGTTTTGCGACGTTGCATTTACCCTCCAATACGGTGTGCACTGGGTGTTTTGTCGGAGACTTGAATGAATTCAAGGTAGCGGTCTCCACTAGTCACAATCCTAATCACTGTGATGACTGCAAGATCTTCAACGAGCAGTATCAGCGTGTTATCCAGGTGTTTGAATTTTACGCGAAGGACCGTCAAGACAAAGATGTTCAATGAGCAGTTGGCCGGGGCCAGCGCCAACTGGTCCCCGGCCTGTTATCAATAACATGAATGTGAATACCAATAACATGAATACCCCTACAACAGAATCCCTGACTTTACAAGAGCAAGGACAGCAACTGTCCGTACTGGGAGCGTTTGCCAACAGTGAACAGTTCCAGATGGCGAAGCAGGCCGCCGAGATGCTTGCATCTTCCAGCATGGTGCCGACCACCTACCAGAATAACCCCGGTTCCTGCTTCATCGCCCTGAATACAGCCCTGCGGCTGCGGATGGATCCGCTGATGGTGATGCAGAATTTATACGTCGTGCACGGAACTCCTTCCTGGTCGGGCAAGTTTGCCATCGCTCTTATTCAGACTTGCGGAAAGTTTAACGGCATCAAGTTCGAGGAACGCCGCGATGGAGAAAGGCTGGTTGGCATGCGCCTGGTGGCCACGAAGAAGGAAACCGGCGAAGAGGTCCGCGGCGTATGGGTGACGGAGGAAGTGGCGGATAAGGAAGGATGGCTGAAGAAGAATGGCAGCAAGTGGGTATCTATACCGGAATTGATGTACAGGTACAGGGCCGCGGCGTTTTTCGCCCGGACGGAGTGCCCGGAAGTCCTGAACGGGTTGAGCGTGGAGGGAGAGGCGGAAGATATTGCCGGCAAGAGCCAGCCGGATATTAAGCCGCCCCTGTTCAAGTCCAGGGAGATTTCCGGGGGCGACGTTGTGGATGCCGAGAAGGTTGCTGACTCCCCGCGGCAGCTGGGAGACGCGGAGGTTCCCGGCAAAGGCGACGTAGAAGTTCCGCCGCCCCACATCCGGCTGATGGAAGTTCTTTCCTGTACGGAAGATCAACTGAACAAGGCTATTGCGAAGGCCAGCGGCGACAAGGTGAAGGGATGGCACGAACTGAATGACAAGCAGAAGGAAAAGCTGGCGGCCAATCCTGACAAGCTGCAACCCTTTATCGGATAGGAAGGAGACGACAACATGACCGATACTGTTGAAGATGTACGTAAAGGGCTGCCCTCCGCGTCCGCGTTTGGACGTCTGGCTTTATGCCCAGGCTCGTTTACGATGGAGAAGTCCTGTCCCGACGAGAGTTCCGAGGCTGCCGCAGAAGGCACGCTGTTGCACCGCTATATGGAGTATCTTCTTTTGAAGGATGATGCAGCCGAAGAAGGAATGGAGTTTTCCTGGCATGATTTTCTGAATAGCCGGGAGTATGAGTCTGCCGAGCTGAATCATGAGCAGGTGGAGCTTTGCGGACGTGCTCTGCGTCTGCTGGATGATGTGAAAGAGAGGATCCTGGATTATCCCGATGCTTTTTTTTCTCTTGTATCCACCGAAGAACGCCGTTTCTTGTCCGACTGGATTGAAGGGGGCGAGTATTCCGGACAGTGGGACGCACTGTTCAGAGTTGGAGTGGATCTTCTGGTACTGGATTGGAAGTTTGGCCGCGTGGCTGTGGATTCCGCCGAGGCCAACCGTCAGCTTGAAGCCCTGGTTCCGCTGGCGGCTCAAAAAGCCAATGAAGAGGGGATTATTTACAATGGCATTTACGCGGCTATCATCCAGCCACGGGTGGCTGGTCCGGCATCTGTTACGTTTTACGATGACGAGGCGATTAGCCAGGCCGAACAGGATTCTCTTGCCGTCGCCAGGGCAGCTATGGACCCGGACGCCCCGCGCTATTGCAGTGAGGCAGCCTGCCGGTATTGCCGGGCCAAGGCGGTGTGCCACGAGGCCGCGGCCATGGTGGAGCAGGCTTCCCTGATCGCTACGGACCGGGATAAGTGGGAGCTGTTTTCCCCTACCGAGAAGGTTCAGGCTTACCACCTGGCGAAGACGGCAAAGAAATGGGCGGCTGCTGTGGATTACCGGTTTGAACAGGATGTGGCCGCCGGCCTGATTCCCGGTTTTGAGATGGCGCCCGGACGCACCAGTTTCACGGTGACGGATCCTTCCGGGGCGTTTTCCGCGCTGAATGCCGAGTTCCCGGACGAGGTGACGGCGGAAGCGTTTGCCGGGTGCTGCAAGGTCGGCATCACGGAATTGGACAGACTGGTTCACGCGGCTCGTAAAGCGGCGGATCCGAAGGCGACCACGAAGGCCAGCCGCGAATGGCTGCGGCAGTTGCTGGCGGAGTATGGCGAATCGAAAACCACGAAGGGATCCGTGAAGGAAGTGGAAGGAGGTGCGGCATGATGACCACGCTGACCATTACCTTGCCTCACACGCCGCGCTGCCTGTCTCCGAATGCGAAGGCCCCTCTCACGCAGAGGGGGGCCCAGGTGGCGGGGTTCAAGAAGACGGCTGCCAAGAGCCGCGCCCGGAATATAGCTTGGGGCAGGACTTGTGAAGCCCTGAATGGCCGGAGGATGCAACCGACGCATTACCGGGTGATCTGGTTTTTCAAGGGACCGAAGCCGGACGCGGATAATTGCCTGGCCCGCTGCAAGGCGTATCTGGATGGAGCCTGCAAGGCCATGGGGATTGACGACAGGACGCTGGACTGCGCCGGGATTGACCGCGTGCATGATCTGGACAGGGCCGGACAGGTGGAAATCGTGTTTGAAAGGAGGGACGATGAAAACGCCTAAATGCCCTCTTTGCGGCACACCTTTGAAAGCCATACGAGGATATGATGTCCGAGGAATAACAACCGATTGGGTTGCTGGTTGCTACAACTGCGCTTATAACAATATTAAACCCATACCGGTTGTTTGTAACCCCTGCATCAACGAGGGATTTGCTGTCAACTGGGAGCCGAGAAAGGAGGGAGAGTGAATGAGCTACATCTTTTCGCGGGCGCTGGTGGAGGCATACTTGGAAGCGAGCTGCTCGGATTCCGCACCGTTTGCGCTGTCGAACTTGAACCCTATCCCGCAAGCGTACTGCTCGCTCGGCAGAATGACGGCCTACTCCCGCCTTTCCCGGTTTGGGATGACGTGCGCACCTTTGACGGACGACCGTGGCGCGGCCTTGTTGACGTGGTATCTGGAGGCTTCCCGTGCCAGGACATTTCCGCAGCAGGAAAAGGCGCCGGCATTGACGGCGCCAGATCCGGCCTCTGGCGGGAAATGCACCGAATTATCAATGAGGTACGACCGGAATTCGCATTCCTGGAAAACTCACCTTTGCTTGTGGGACGAGGACTTGCCAGAGTCCTCGGTGATCTTGCCGAAATCGGGTACGATGCGGAATGGCTTGTGCTGGGAGCGGACGATGTGGGAGCCCCGCACGTCAGAAAGCGCATCTGGATACTTGCACATGATCCCCACGCCAACGGCTTGCAACGCCCCCAACAAGGGGAGCCATTCACGGGGACCCAAGAGCCTGATGGATGTAGCGACAACAGGCTGGATGCCGGGGATGATGTGGCCAACAGCGACAACGAAAGGTCTCGACGGAGGGTCGAATTCCCGGCATGCCGCCCGGATCCGCGGAATGTGGCCTACCCCCCGCGCCGGCAAGACGGGGGCGGAAAACCCGGAGTCATGGCTGGCCCGATATGCAGCCGGAAAAGTCTCAACTCCGCCGCTGGGGCTGGCCGTGAAATTCCCAAGCCCCCTTGCCTCGGATTACAAGAGACGTGGCCCGAAAAGCAGTCAGCAGGGATTACCCGAATTTGTCCGGATGTTTCCGACTCCAACGAGCAGTTGCGGCGGCAAGGAAAGCAACCGGAAAACAGGGAAGAAATTGATAACTGTGGTTTCACAGTTTCCAACGCCCCGCACCAAGGGGATGTGCGGAGGAAGTGGGGCTTTTCAGAAAATGAAAGCCCTGGAAGCCAAGGGAATTATCACGCCGGACGAGCGGAAACAAATGACTGCGGGGAGTGGTGGTCAGCTGAACCCGACGTGGGTCGAGTGGCTCATGGGGTGGCCGCTAGAGTGGACCGACTTAAAGCCATTGGCAACGGGCAGGTTCCTGCTGTGGCGGCAACTGCATTCCGGGTTTTGCTCGGTAGATTCCAACGTGGAAAGGAGGCATTATGAAAGACTGGACAGGGAATAAAAGGACGCTTGGCGCTACGCTGGGAGCATCCTATCTCGCCACCGGTGAAAGGCCGAGGGAAGACTATTACGCCACGCACCCGGACATGGTGAGGGAGCTGCTCAACGCTGGCGCGCCTCTCCGTCAGCGGGTATGGGAACCGGCCTGCGGAGCGGGACATATTGTTAATGTCTTGAGGGAACGCGGGCACGAAGTCTGTGCAACCGATATCGTTGATCGGGGATGCCCTGATTCCAGCGTGCTAGATTTCTTATGGGAGTTTTCCGCTGCGCCGATGGGTGACGTGGACATTATGACCAATCCCCCCTATGCCACGGCCCTCGAATTTGTTGAGCGTGCGCTTGCCTGCGTCAAGGACGGAGCCAATGTCTGGATGCTTTTGCGCCTCCAGTTTTTAGAGGGCAAAGCCCGGCGCCGTCTATATGACGTGGCGCCGCCCGCGGACGTGTGGGTGTTTTCCGAACGCCGGACCTGTGCCAAGAACGGGGATTTTTCCAAAACCGAAGGCGGAGCCATTGCCTACGCTTGGTTTCATTGGATTAAAAACCACCGTAGAGACTGCATTATTAAATGGTTATGAACTACAACCCCAAACTGACGCTTTTTTGATATGGCCGGAGACTGGATCAAGGTGGAACACACGACACCGGACAAACCCGAAGTGGTGAAGCTGGCCGGCATCCTTGGAATTGATCAGGATGCCGTTGTCGGCAAGCTGCTTCGCCTCTGGATTTGGGCTGATCAACAATCCGTTTCTGGTAACGCCATTACCGTTACAAATTCGTTTCTCGACCGTCTCGTATTCTGCCCCGGCTTTGCTGCTGGGCTTGTCAAAGTCGGCTGGTTGAATGGACGCGAGGGCCTCCTTTCAATCCCCAATTTTGACCGCCACAACGGCCAATCCGCCAAGAATAGGGCCAATACGAACCGCCGTGTTGCGAATAGCAGAAAAGCTCATCATGAGCGAGTTGCAAAAACATGTAACGAAAATGTAACGCTCGAACCGTTACAAAAACCGTTACCAGAGAAGAGAAGAGAAGATAATACTACTACTACAACTACAACCGGGCGCGAGGTTTGCCAATTTCCGAAGGACGTTTCCGAGGTTGACCGTTTTATGGACGCCCAGGTTCTGCACCCGCTTGGAGACGAGCTGACCCGGTGCGCGGAACGGTTTTTCAACGAACAGTCCGCCGTTGGATGGCGAAACCGGCACGGCGTCCCCCTGGCGGACTGGCGGCCCATGGCTCGCCAATACGCTGCCACCTGGGCCCGGAACAATGCGGACGCGCCCGGTCTGAAACCCGCCAATACCGTGGGAACCAAGCCAAAATCAACGACTAAACCATCAAGAAGAGATGACCTCTGGAAAGATTGACGAACCCATTAAACCCCAGGGAGGACTGAAAGGAGTTAATCTTGAAAGCCTCTTGGAATCCATCACCCTGCTTGCCGAGGACGACGGAAGAAGCATTGAAGAGCTGGAAGCGGAAGCGCTGGCTGCTGAAAAGCAGCGGGAAGAAGAACGCCGGGCGGCATACGAACGCCTGGGCCTGATTGATCGCGGCTTTCCCCGACGCGCTATTGATTGTCTCGACGAAGTAACTGGGGATCCATGGAAGAAAGCCCTCCGTGACTCCTACCGCCTCGTTTTAACCCCTGGGAGCATCATTGTGCTGAACGGTCGATACGGCACCGGGAAAACGGTATTGAGCACGTTTCTTGGACGCATCATGTACAGGCGAAAGAAGCGCGTACTCTATACCAAGGCCTATGATTACACGATGGCCTTGAGAGAGACGTTTAACGGCAACGGCTTAGAATCCGATGTCATGAAGCGATACAAGGCGCCGTATCTTCTGGTGCTGGACGAGTATCACGAGGTCAAGGACACGGACTTTGCAGGCGCTGCGCTGGAACGGCTCATTGACTACCGGCACCAGAACGGCAAACCGACCATCATCATCGCCAACTACAGCCCCGCCGCCCTTGAAGATCGACTCGGGCCGGCCATTGTTTCCCGCATCCACCTTTGCGGCACCATCATTACCTGCAATTGGACATCCTACCGCGAAATCAACTACCATCCCCGGGAATAGCCCTGGAATCTCGTATACCCTGGAATCTCGTATAGGTCTATTCGTCCGGCAATCCGTGACGGGTGATTAGCTCCATCAACAGCTCCATGGAAGGACTCGTTTTTCTGGACCCGCCCAACCATTGCCACACCGCCATTTCCGTCACACGCAACATTTGCGCAGCCTTTTTGACCGCAGAAGTTTTGGATCGCAAATGGTATCTGGACTGCACCCAATCAACAAATTCTTGAATAGTCATAGCTGTGCCAGGGCGGCATGCACCGCCCTGGAATCATGGTTAGAGGGCTTCAACGCGGTCGGAGTCCTGGAACCAGTTAAGGTTTTCCGGGTCTATCTCTTCACCTTTCACCTGCGTGAAAGTCATGAAGATTTCCACGGGGTTTCCGTTTTCGTCGTATCCGGGCGCGGAGTATTCCTCGGTGTATTCGTCCCCGTCTTCCGCGTCGTTGTAGCATCCGGCAAAAAGACGATTGGTTAATTCCATTTGGCGAGCAGCATAGTAGGTGTGTCCTTCAAAATCATAGCTACCGAATTCGCGTTCAAGCGCGCTCAGATTGATTTCTTCGCCGTCTTCCGTGGTGATGATTTTGTTGTCGTTCATTGTCTTGTTCTTTCTGATTTGGTTTTGGATTGTGTCTTCGTTCGGTCCCTTACCTCCCGTCAACAAGGTCAATATACTAAACAATGTTTAGTATAGCAAGAGAAAAAATGAAAAAAGAAGATTTTTTTCGTTGTCGTCCTCCATCAAAAAATGATAGGAGGAGGCGTTCTTTCTGAACGTTCAGCCCTTCGGGGCTGTGGATTAAAACGATCGCAAGATCATCCGGGCGGCAACGCCCACTTCCCTTAAAAAGGGGCGGTTTTTTCGAAGCCGCCCCTTTTTTTATTCCGGGACGGATGGAGCCTCCAGGATCCGCCATCCGGCCCCCGTGCCGAATCAAGAACAAACAACGCGCTTGAATTGGATATCCGTTGCCTCCTATAATAGAGCCGCAGGAAAAATAAACCTATTACCAAAAGAAAACCGGGGCGGCCGAGCCTCTACACCGAGGAACTCGCCGCCGAAATAGCCTCCCGTCTTGCCAACGGCGAAACCATGAAATCCATCTGCTCCGATGACCACATGCCGGAGGTCTGGACGGTCTGGAACTGGCGTGAAACAAAGCCGGAGTTTTCCAAACTCATTCAACGTGCACGGGAAGCGCAGTCGGAAGCTATGATTGACGCCTGCCAGGAGCTGGCCGACGAAGCCGCGAAAGTCGCCCTTGACCCGGAATGCGGCTCCGCCTCCGTCGCCGCGAAGAAGCTCGCCATTGAAACCCGGCTGAAAGTCGCCGCCCGCTTCGCTCCTGATAAATTCGGAGACCGGGTCCGTCAGGACGTCGCCGGCGTTCCCGGAGCGCCGCTGGAACGGAAAATCACGCTGGACCCTGAGCAGCTCGCCCAGCTGCAGGAAGACGAGAAAACCGCGCTGGAAACCATCGCCGGCAAACTCCATCCCTAACCCGTCAGGACACGAATCCCCGTCAGCTTCTTCTTGCGCCATATCCTCCGCCTTGACCCCTATCCATGGCAGGTGGAGTCCATCAAGGCGTTGTCCCTGGGTAAGCTGACCCTGGGAGGGAAAAGCGTGGCTCTGGTCGCTCCTAACGGATCCGGCAAGACAAGCAACTGCATCGCTCCCGCCATCCTGTACTTTCTCACCTGTTTTCCGCGGGGACAGGTCCCCGTTACGTCCTCATCGTGGATGCAGGTGGAAAAGCAGCTCTTTCCCGCGCTCCGCCGCTACATGGACAATCCTTTCTTTTCCGGCTGGACCTTCAACAAGACGGAGATCCGCACGCCGGAGGGAGGCTTTGCCGTGGGTTTCTCCACCGACAACGCGGGACGTGCGGAAGGATGGCATCCAAAAATCTCGCCCGACGTGGATCCTGTCTTTTACGTCCTGGACGAGGCCAAAACCATTCCGGACTCCATCTTCACCGCCGTTTCCCGCTGCACGCTCTTTCACGCGTTCATCACCTCGTCGCCGGGCGCCGATTCCGGCACCTTCTACGACTGCTTTCACAAAAATTCATCGCTCTACTACAAAATCCGCGTCAAATACGAGGATTGCCCGCACATTGAAATCAACGACCCGGGCAAGGCCGAACGCCTGAAAAAAGAATATGGTGAGCAGTCCTCCTTCTACCGCTCGGCCATCCTTGGTGAATTCACCGACCTTGACGGACAATCCGTCATTTCCCGCCGCGCTCTCATGGAGCTGGTCAACAACCCGCCTCCCTTCCTGGACACCGGAGAGACCTGCGGCGGCTTCGACTTTGCCGCGGGAGGCGATGAAAACGTCTTTGCGGCCGGGCAGGGCAACCGTTTTTTCATCGCCGACCACTGGTCCGACCCGGACACCGTAGGAGCGCGCGGACGTTTCCGCCGGAAGGCCGCCGAACTCGGCATCTCTGCCGACCGCATCTTTGCCGACGGCGACGGCCTAGGGCTCCCCATCATTGATGACTTCCGCGCCGAGGGCTTTCCGGTGCACTCCTACCGCGGCGGGTTTCCGGCGGATGACACACAAGCCTTTGTCAATCTGCGAGCCCAGGCATGGCGGGCTCTCGCCCGCGCCATCGAAGAAAAAGAACTCATCCTCGACATTGACGAGGATACGATTGAGCAGCTGGTTGCTCCACGACTCCAAACCGACGCAATAGGCCGCGTCCGCATTGAAAGCAAAGAAGATATGGCAAAGCGGGGCGTTCGTTCCCCAGACCGGGCCGACGCCCTTGTGATGGCCTGGCACGCGCGCCGGAACAGCGGACTGGCGCGGACGCTGGGAGCCTGGTACGCCCGTCCCGTGTCATCAAAACGCGCTTACGGGAGATATTAGGGTTGACAACATATCAAGATATCAATATATGACGATATGTAAGCAATCGCAGGGTGGTGAAACGGTATCACGCGGGGTTCCTGTCCCCGAATCGAAGGTCCAACTCCTTCCCCTGCAACCACCTTTTCTTTAGCCTCAGGTTTAACGCCGTCAAAAATATCCTCAACGCCCCGAAGCTGGTAGCCCAACAGGAGACCAGAATCAAGGAGCTTGAAACGGACCTGGCCCGGCGAGCGTTGACGGAACAGAGCCGGAAGCCTAACCAGCCTCAATGGTACGAATATTGGGACCCGTTACAGGGCGCCGACCTGCAAACCCTGATTGACGCCCGGAACGAAGCGCGGCGTGGAGCCTTTGCCCGCCAAATGCTCATTTGGGACGAGGTCATCTACTCGGACGGCTTGATGGGCATGCTCTATTCCCGGCTCATTGAAAGCGTCTCCATGCAGGGATGGAAGATTGACGCCGCGGACGACAGCCCGGAAGCCCAGCGTCAGCAGAACGCGCTGGAAGAATTCTATCACTCCGTCACCGGACTTCAACAGGCCTTTGGGCAGTTGGCCTCCGCTATGTTTTACGGGTACGCCCACCTCCAATACATCGAAGATTCCTGGGGCCGCCGCTTTGAATTCATCCCGCAGCGATACTGGGTGCGGCCCGGAGAGCTGAACGAATGGCAGTTTAATCCCCAGTGCTACATCGGGGTCGACACGGGCGAGAGCGTAGAGGAAGAAACGCTCGTGGTCATGGAGCACCGGAACCCCATTCTTTTTCCGGCAACCCGCGCCTCTTTTGAGCGGAATCACGCCAAAGTTACGTGGGACAACCATATGGACCGCTACGGGAGCGCCCCGGTCATCATCACGGCGCCCAAGGACGCGAGCGCCGCCGTCATGGACGCGCTGGAACGGGCCTGTGAGGAACTCAAATCGGGAGCCTCCATTGTGCTTCCTCCCGGCTGCACCGCCGAACCGTTGAAAGCCTCCAACATCAACGAAAACTATTTCCTATCCCGAATCAACATGTCCGACAAGGACCAGGTGCGGTTTGTAATGGCCGGCACTCTGACCGTCCTGAATGAATCAGGATCCGGCACGCTGGCCGGGGGAGCGCACACGGATAGCTGGAATTCGGTCGTCTCCGCGGTCTGTTCCAAGGTCGCCGAAGCTTTTAACGCCGCCATCAGCCCGCTTGTCCTGGGAGACGGCGAACCGCTGGCCCGCCTCCACATCACTTTTGACACCGTCCAGACCCCGCTGCAGAAAGCCGAGGAAATCGCCGCGCTTGCCGACGGAGGCGTCCGCCCCGAGAAGACCGAGATTGAAGAAAAGATCGGCATGTCGATCGAGGACACGCAGGACCCCGTTCCGGTGACGGCGGCGGCCAACAGGGAACCGGAAAAAGCACTCATTCCGCCCGATGCTTATGAACAGCTTCAGCAAATGATTTACGCCGGACTCATGAAAGGATTTACCGATGATCAGCACGAAACAAATCAATGACCTGTCCCGACCCGCCAACGGCTGGTTCCACGTTGAGAAAAGCGGAGACCATGACGTTGACTACGGCGAGGGTCCCGCCGTGTTGCGCATCGACGAGCAGGCGATCCGGGACATGGTGGACGACTTCAACGCCCGCACCTTTGACGGCCCGGGCATGCTCATCGACGGCGACCACCTGAGCCACGACCTTTCCCGCGATACTCGGGCCCTCGGATGGCTCAAGAGGCTGGACACCTACCGCGACCCTTCCGGCACGCTGGAACTCTACGGGTTCATCGAATGGACGCCGCGCGGCCTGAAGATGCTGCAGGACAAGGAATACACGCAATCATCCACCGAATATGGCGAAGGCATGACTTTGACGGACGGCGTCTACCGCCCGTCGCGTCTGACCGGCTTCGCTCTGACCAACCGGCCGCGCATCAAGGGAAAGCGGCCTCTGGTCAACCGACAGACTTCCCCCGCCTCCGACGAGGCCGGGGGCGACCCCAAAAGCCCCGAAGAGGGGGAAACAACCCAGAAAACCAATATGGAAAACGACGATAGAGAATATCCGTCCAAGGAGATGGACAAGGCCCAGCGGGCCCTGTTCGACTCCCTGCTTGACAAGCTGGATGTCGAATTTGACGGCACCGACGACATGAGCAGGGCGATCCTCGGACGCCTTGATGAACTGCTCTCGCTGGAAAAGCGTGAGAAAGACCACGTGAACGCCGAAGTGGACGACGCCGTCAGCACGTACGAAAACGCGCTGGACGAGGAAGAACGCGAGGAATTCACGGAAGAACGCCGGGAAGAGCTGAAAAACTCTCTCCGGGAAAGCCCCGCCGCGCTGAACGCTTTTATCCGTGCGCTCAACCGCCAGACTCCGCCCAAAAAACCGGATCAGGAGGAAAAGAAGGAACTGCCGAAAAGGACGCCTCTGAACCGCCGCGCGACGCTGAATCCCCCTGACCCATTCCGCAAGAAGGAATCCATTGACGGATTCAACAACCGCGTCAACGAACTGATCAAGGACGGCATGAAGCGCTATGACGCCTACCAGAAAGCGACCGAAGAAGGCTTCATCGTCTCCGCCAACCGATAACTTAACCCATATCAACCAATGCCATCACTCAACGTAACCCAGAAAAGCGCCATCGTCTATTTCAACGCCCCTGAAGGCGTTGACCTGTGCGGACAGGAAGGAACCGTCGTGGCGCTGACCGCCAATCCTGACATCCCCGAATTTGTCGGAACTCCGTTGTCCGCCATCCCCACGCAGACGCAGCTGCTCGGCGTCGTCCTGCAGGGACAGCCCAACAAGGGAACCTGCGTCGCCGCGCTCGTCGGAATGTATGCCGGCCTGATCAAGGCGGCTCTATCCGACACGCCCGGAACCATCAACGCCGGAACGCCCGTCACCATCACGGCCAACGGGACATGGAAGGCCGCCGCCAGCGGCGACACCGTCTATGCCCGCGTTATTCATGCCCAGTGGGAACAGGGCCTTGTGGAAATCGGCTTCGTTCCGTCCTACCAGGTCGCCGCAGCCTAACTATTAACCCCAACCAACAGAAAGACCAAGAACAAGGGCTACTCCATTTTGCTCCGCCGTTCAGTTCACCGATGTCCTGACCTCCTATTCCGCGGGGTCCGGGAACACCGAAGAGAACTCCATCATCAGCCGCATCGCTCCGATCGTCCCGGTCTATGACCTGAATTTCCAGTACAAGGTCTGGGACACGGAATCGGCCTTCACCGTCCAGCCCATCCAGGTGGGGCCGGGCGAACCTCCCCGCCAGACCGTCCTGCGCGGAAGAAACGAAACCGACACCCTTCAGGGCTACGGCTTGACGCTGCCCATCCCTGACGCCTTGCTGGGCGTCAACCGGGAAAAGGCGCAGGCCATCACCCTGGCGGAATACAAACTCATCGAATCGCAGTTCGTCACTTCGTACGAATACGAACGCGCCAAGCTTCTGATGAGCCAGCTTCCGGCCGCTTCCGGCATGGGTGACTGGGCCAACCAGCAGAAAAACCCGTTGGCGGACCTGGACAAGGCAATCCTGTCCATCAATGCCGCAACCGGACACATGCCGAACACGATTGTCTTCGGCATCAACGCATGGCAGCTGCTTCGCTCCAACACGCTCGCGCGTCAGGTGGTTTCCTTCAACAGCGTCGGCCTGTTCAACGAAGACCTTCTTCGCATGGCTCTGATCCGTCCTATCCGGGATATTTACATCGCGTCCATGCCGTACCGCGACGCTTCCGGCGACGCGAAAACCATCATGGAAAACGAAGTCTATGTCCTGTACAAGGAAGACTCCCCGACGCAGTTCGACGCCTCCGCCGTCAAGACCTTCGGTCTTTCCGGCAAGCTTCGCCGAGAAGTCATTACCGAATACAAGCCGACGCCGGCCTTGACGCTCGTCACAAACCGCGTCTACTCGCTGACCAAGTTGACGAACCCCAGCGCCATCGTCCGCATCGACGCGACGGCCACCGGCGATTAACCCTAACGCCCGCCTCCATCATGTCCGCCTTTCCTGCCTGGTCCACGATTTCCACCGACGAAGCCGATCGGCTGCTCGGTCTCAACACCGCCGAACGCGATGCCCTGGTAACAGCCGGGGAACAGCGCAGCCTGGACTACCGGGATGTCATGATGGAGGCGGTCAACGATGTCTGCATGACCATCCGCGGGGCGCTGGCCAACAACCTCGCCCTGCGGCAATCGCTCCAGAACAGCGGCATGTACGACATTCCGCAAAGCATGCGGTCCCTGGCATGGCCGCTGATCATCCGGCAGCTCTACCTGCGCTACCAGCTCAACCTGACCGATACGCGCCAGAAAGCCGCCGAATCGGCCGACGCGATGCTGGCTCTCTATGCCCGGGGCGACATGCTGCCCGAAAGCGTGGAGGGATCCGCTCCTGCGGACCCCGCCTACATGATGCCGCGCTACACGCGCCGGCCCTGGTTCAACCCGATGCGAAGCACCTACCGATGATGACCGCCGCCCAGAGAGAGATGATCTCCAACGACTACGCCGAGCGCGCCTTTTTCGTGTCCGGCGTGGAACCCGGCGTCATCCTGTCCGATTTTGAGGACAAGGCCGCGAAAGTCGCGTCCGGCGCCTTGAGCTACGAGGAAGCGCAGCAGGCCATCCGCGAAACCCTGCGCCAGCAGGGCTACCGTCCCCCGGCGACAGGTCAGGGAGGCATTCGGGATTTGTCCTCCTGGGTCCGCATCCAGGTCGTGATGGAAACCAACGCGGCCATGGCCCACGGATACCGGAACTGGTACAACTGGACGCAGGATGAAGACACGGCCGCCTTCAAATTTTACCGCTCCCAGGGCCGGGAAGACCCGCGCTATTGGGCCGAACGCTGGAATCGGGCCAGAGCGGGGCTGGAAGAAGAAGCCACAGAGGCGGTATCCTCCGGGTTCATCCGGGGCGAGACCGTCGGCTATGCCCTGGCGTCCTCCGATATCTGGATCCGTCTGTCGCGGTTCGGAACGCCTTACCCTCCTTTTGACTACCTGTCCGGAATGAACATTGCTCCCATCGGAGCCGAAGAAGCCCGCGCTGCCGGGCTGGACGTTTCCCGCGTCCGTCCCGCTCCTGCCAGCTTCAACGCCACACTGGAAAGCAATGCCCAGGGTGTGACGGAAGCCAACAAGAAGAAGATCCGCGGCATCCTGAAAGACGCCCTGTGCGTCAACAACGAAAACGACGGAAATACCACCTTTGTCTATACCGACCCAAACGGCACGCGGCCTTACACGGACGCGGAACTGGCGGAA